CACCTTGTAGGAGAATGGACTTTATCTACGGCGTGGGACATTAGCACCGCGTCTAAAACATCTAACGAATTAGATTACAGTTCAGATACAACACAGACGGGCTCTTATAATATTTGGATGAAACCGAATGGAGGTACATTATATTTAAGCACTCATTCTCATGTTGCTAATAGCATTTCAATATTTGAATATGATCTATCTACAGCTTTTGATCTTAGCTCCATAAGCACATCATATGATCGACTTAATAGTTTTTCTGATTGGTTTTATTGGAGCGCGGCAATGAATGGTAGTGGAACAGAGTTCTACACATCGTATTATTATGGAGGCCAAATTAGGCGATACACACTATCTACCGCATATGATTTAAGTACGGCATCTTATTCTTCAACAGCAACGCCTGGAACTATAAGCAGCGATCAATATGGTTTTATTTCTTGGTCGCCTGATGGAAATGCCTTATTAAAAACTCTTGCTTTGTGGTATGATGATGCTCTTATAATGAAAACACCCACATCTTTTGATGTTTCATCACTTACCTCCTTTGAACCTATGTTTGAGCTGGATCAGGGTTCGGCTACTTATATTGTGGATTTTAAATTTGGAGATAGTGGCACAAAATTATACGTCTTAGACACTTCACAAGGCTTATATCAATACACGTTATCTACGGCTTATGATATAACGACTGCAAGCTATGCTTCAAAAAGCTTAACAATTAATAACAACGCTTATGTTCAAGGTTCTACAATTCTTTTTTCGGGGAATGGATCGGAGCTTTTGGTAGCAAGAACGGATGGCATAGATAGATATGAGCTATCTACAGCATGGGATTTAAGCACTGCTACGCTTGATGCGAAATACACCCCAACAGGCTGGGCCAGTGGTAGCCGATGTGCGTTTAGCTCTAACGGCGATAAATTGTTCATAGTTGGGAATACATATAAAGATACTTTGTATACATATCCACTTAGCACAAATTGGGATATATCTACCACAGGCACCGCTACTCTTTTAGAGGCTCCGTTCAGAATGCCTTTTATTTTTGAAATGTGTGATTCGGGCGGCACTCTCCTTACGGGAACTTCAAGCTATTCTCTAACGTATGAACTGCCAACGCCAAACAACTTTTCGTCTTGCGGCTTCAATGGTAGGCTATTTCACAACAGAGGGTCTCAAGGGGGTTTCTATACGTGTATTGAATTTAATTCAGACGGAACCGCTTTTTATACTTTCTTTCGTGGGGCGATATATAAATACACTCTCTCTACCGCTTATGATCTTTCCACTATGTCTCTTGATAGCACATCAAGTCATAGTTATCCAAATTCAGGTTATACTGGTGTGATTGCTAGTGTTGCTAAAGATGAAACTCATGTTTTAATAGCTACTGATTATAATGATACAATCTATCACTATAAAATGACAACGGCGGGTGATGTATCGACGCTTACGTCTGAGGGGAATTATACCTTCAATAATTGTAGGTATGCTAGATTTTCAGAAGATGGTTCTTATTTCTACGTAGTCATAGGTGATTTTAATGTTTATGCTTATGCGCTTTCAACCGCATTTGATATATCAACCAAAAGCGCGACATCAGCAAACTTGGGCAACTCAGGTAGCCTTACTAGATTCTTTTCCTTAGAGAATGAAGATACCAAGCTAACGATGACTTCTTATGCTGATTTTAAAGCAAGACAACTTACTGGATCAGATGCAACTTGGTCGATAAATGCTAATTTAGTATATACTATAGGCGCAGATACACAGCCAAGATATGATAATGATAAAACATGGGGTCACGGCTGGAATGGTGATGGAACGAAATTTTTCCAGAACTATTTTTATACATTTAGTTACGGCGTTTCGGGTCATAGAACATGCGTAGTCTATGACGTAATACAATAGGGCTTAAAAGAATGATGTATGTAAAAATAGTAGATAATGAAGTTGAAGCCTTCCCGTATTCTATTGATATGCTTAGAGCTGACAATCATAATATTGGCCTACCCGAAAGACCTAGTAAGGAGCTTTTGGAAAGTTATGGGTGCTATGAGGTTAGGTCAGGAAACACTCCATCAGAAGATAGATTGACGCATACCATAATGCAAGGAAGCGCACCTGTTCAAAGGGATGGTATTTGGTTTCTTGATTATGTCGCTGAAAGAAAGACCCAAGAACAAGCGGAAAGAAACATTAGAGGCGAGCGAGACTTTAGGCTGTCTGCAACGGATTGGATTATAATAAAGCATCAAGAATTAGGTACGGCTATTCCAAGCGATTGGCTTACCTATAGGAGTGCGCTTAGGGATGTGCCTTCTCAACACGGGTTCCCTTATGATATAACGTGGCCTAACCAACCCGAAGCATAAAGGAAAATGAATGTCTGGCTTTCAACCATTATCTTCCGCTCCATTAGCAGATGATGGCGGTGCTATTGTTTATGAGTTGATTGCCTCAAATATTGTGGCGGGTAGCCCTTCCGTGCCTAACGCTACATTCGTGCAAATACATTCCCTCACGCCTAACGCTATAACTACGGGCGCGGTTTCCATACCCACAAGCAACATGGCGGAAGATGAAACCTTTGACGCCGTTGACTGCATTATGGGCGCTCCTTTCCTTGGTTCCCCCGCGTTCACGCAAACACACGCGCTTGTGCCTAATGGTATCACAGGTGGCGTCAATGTATTTGAGACCCCTGTTATGGTCGTCAATGTTGATTTAGGAACGCCAGCGGGAATCACTATTGGAGCACCATTGCTGGGCGTGGCTTCATTCGTTCAAGGCCACACATTTACGCCCTCCAATATAAATTCTGGCGCGGTTGTTTTGGACGCCCCAAGCATGGCGCAAGATGAGGGCTTCTTAGCAAATTCTATATTCACTGGTTCTCCAAGTTTGGGTACTGCACCTTTTACGCAAGGGCATACATTATCCGCTAATAATGTTTTAGCATCTGCCCCTGTGATTGCTGATGTAACGATTGCCCAAGGCCACTTTTTATCTGCGTCTGATATAGCAGCGGGGCTTCCAGTGTTAGGTTCACCCGTATTTAATATTAGCGCAGTACTTGCGGCGGATGGTATAACATCGGGCAATCCTACGGTTGAGCAATCCACTTTTACACAGGGGCACACCCTGACACCCGCAGAGCTTGTCTCTGGTGTGCCTAACGCGGATGCCGCGAGCATCACACAAGTCCACGCACTAATCGCCTCAGATTGCGTCTCTGGCGCTCCTGTAGTTGATGACTGTAACATGGCGGAAGATGAAACTTTTGTTACTTCAGACCTAATCACACCCGCTCCTGTGCTTGACGCTCTTTCAATGGTGCAGAACCATGCGCTCTTGGCGTCTGATATATCCTCTGGGTCGCCCGTAGTGGATGCTGTTAGCTTTGTGCAAGTACATGGGTTTACCGCTCAAGGAATTACATCGGGTGCGCCATCGGTTGCCGCGATTGCAATGTCTGAGGACGAAACCTTTACAGCGGATGATATTGTTTTGGGTGCGCCTTTTGTGGGTTCGCCCGCTCTTGTGCATAATATAGTTCTAAGCACAAGTAATTTGACGGCGGGGAATGCTTCGGTTCCTACCTTATCGCTTGTTCAGGGCCATTTGTTTAGCACAACCGATGTGACCCTTGCGGCCCCTGTGATTAATAGCACCACATTTACTCAAGGTCATAACTTTGCCGCGAGTGACATATCATTCGGTGCGCCTAGCGTGGGTGATAGCACCCTTACTCAAGGTCACACCCTAGCGCCAAATAGCTTTGATGCGGGAAATGTATCTATAGGAAGCACTTCATTACATCAAATCCATAATTTATCTCCAAGCAATATAACCACAGGCGCTCCAGTTGCGGGTAGCCCTCAGTTGAACGTGGGCTTGCCAAGGGTGGTATCAATTAGTCAGGATAGTAGGAATAAGGCCATAGTCCCAACTCATAACTTTGCAATTCTGGTAAATGATGGTATCAATGAGTAGTGAATATCTACAAACGGGTGAAGCATGGCCTTCTTTATCAAGCAAAATGACACCGCCCCTATACTGCAAGCAGATTTAAAAGATGCGAACAATACGGCGGTAGATGTAACGGGGGCAACCGTAACCTTCAAAATGCGTCCCGTTAGCTCTACTAGCGCAACCATCAATGGCGCGGCTACAATAATTGATGGTGAGGCGGGTTCAGTAAAGTATGAATGGGTATCGGGAGATACTGCAATAGCGGGTTCTTACTTTGCGGAGTTTCAAGTTGTCTTTAGCGGCGGGAGAATTGAGACGTTTCCAAATGGGGATTACATACAAATCACAATACTGGACGATATAGCATGAGCGGTATAACTCAAACCACACCAAGCAGAGAGCCTTTATTTGTTGATGATGTCAGAAATTATTTAAGGCTAGACGATGACGTAGAAGAAACGCTTATTGTCGCTTTGATTGCGGCGGCTAGGCAATGGGCGGAGAACTATACGGGCAGGGCGTTTATTACGCGAACAGTCAATCAATTTCATGATAGCTTTAATTACCACAACACCTACATTCCAGAGGGGTTTTATACGGGGATACACAAGAACCACCCTGACGCGTTCATTGAGCTTGCGATGACGCCTATCGCCACGTTTACAGAGGTTAAGGCTATAGATGATGCGGGTTCTGAGACAACGTGGGACGCAGCAAATTATTATGTTGACACGGTGCGGGATGTTCCAAGGCTAGTTTTGCGGGATGGCGGTTCTTTCCCTAGTGATTTGCGTTCCGCAAATGGCCTTAAGCTTGTTTATGATGCGGGATATGGAGCAAGCCCGATTAATATACCTGTCGCAATTAAGATGGCTATGATGCAATACTGCACCTTTATGTACGAACATAGGGGCGACTTTGAAAGTTCCCCGCCGCCACAGCCGCCTATTATTTTGAAAAATTTGCTTATGCCATATAAGATAATGCGTTTTGGCGCTACGCCTTACACTAACGCGCTGAAAGTGGGCATTGGATAATGGCTGTCGGAGGTATGCGCTTTAAACTTCAGCTTCAATCACCAACGCGCACTACGGATGCGGGTGGTGGAGCTTCTATTGCTTGGGCCAAGGTCGCTGATGTTTTCGCCTCAATAACGCCCAAAAACTCAACAGAGCAAGACTTTGCTGACAAGCTGCGCGATAGATTGGAGAGTGTGGTTCGTATTCGCTATCGCAATGGAGTTACTACTGCCAATAGACTTGTGCAGACTTTCACTAGGGATGGCGTTACCACAACAAGGACTTTTACAATCAAAGGCGTCATGAACGTAGAAAATAGATTTAGATACCTTGATTTAGATGTAGAAGAAGGGGTGGCGGTTTGAGTATTGGCGTCAAGGTAATTAGAAAGCCCAGTTACAAAACCATCGAAGGCGCGTATAGGAAAGCTGCAGAGCAAATAATCGCGTCTGGCCTTCAAGATACTATGAACACCGCAAAGCAAAGTATTCAAACCAACTCTGGCGGTGGTCGGACTTATGAAAAATATAACCCAAAAAGAACGCACACAGCATCATCGGCGGGCAATCCGCCTAATACTGACACGGGTTTTTTAGTTAGCAATATCCATGTTGTATTAGACATTGATGGGTTGGGCGGTTCTGTTGAAAGCCGAGCAGATTATTCTGGATTTTTAGAGTTCGGAACCAGCAAAATGCAAGCTAGGCCATATTTACAACCCGCTTTAGAGCAAAATAAACCCAAAATCAGAGCAAAGTTTAGACGCCTCAAAGCGAAGGGGGTATAATGAGTTTACATTCTTGGCCTTTGCAGCAAGCAATATACTCCACGCTTAACGGAAATATAAAAACCGCATCAACCCTATCGGGGACGGTCACTTATGCGGTAACGGTTGCGAATGGGACGAATGTTTATGGGTCTGGTAACAAATACTATATCGAAGGCTTAACGGATGCTAGTCCAGTCGTCTCTTTAACTAGGGGGCGCACTTATCGGTTTACCCAAGCGGATAGCAGTAACACAAACCACCCCTTGCGGTTTTCTACTACGCCAAACGGAACACACGGAGGCGGCTCTGAATATACAACTGGTGTCACCACAGGCGGGACGGCGGGGAGTGCAGGGGCTTATACCGAGATCACAATAGGTG